CTACCCTTCAACCTCGATCCGAATGTCCTCCGACTTCATTTCCAGGGCCTGAAACGACTTGATGCCGTTCAACTCGCTCCATTTGATGTCGAGACAGTACACGCTGGCAAAGAAGAAAGAGATGTGTCGAGGTTCGAGATCCATAGGCGGGCGCAGCTTGGCTATTCCGGTTTTGATGCTTCGTATGTCCTCGTCGAAGGGAGCACCGTACCAAGTGTCGGCCTCGAAATAGCCAAGCCCGCCGACGTCGATCCGGACCCGGTCTTCGTCGAGGGCAATGTATTTTTCTATGCCGAAACTATCGAACCGCCAGAACAAACCTATAAATCTCGGAGCCCAGTTATTAACTGGGTGCATTCCTCGTCGGTAACAGGAGTGGGCCATCAGAATAAAGTCGGGGCCAGCAAAACATCCTTCGTAATGGAGGCTGGGAGGGAATCGGTATGCGATCTTGTTGAACGGCAGCAGTCCATCGCGCTCGGCCTTGATTGGTCCCAATAGCATTCTTGCGATGCCTGGCGCCTTGGCGACGATGCCGATGGTCTGGATGTACTCGAAGGACTCCGCGCCGAGGATCACGCCTTTGGATGCGGCTAGATCGGTGAACTTCGCAATTAGGTCAGTTGCGTCGGCAAGCCGTTTGCGAGACTGTTTTTCGATGTCCGCTAAGTAACGGGCCATTATTTCTTCATATTCTTGGTCAGCCATCGCTATTTCCGAGCAGATGATAGTGGGCACTCAATATACATTCGCAATACTTATGAATGGACTATTGTCCCCGTAGCGCGAGTTCGGAAGCGCGGCGTCCAAGCCCTGGAATGGCTGCCACTGGCCGGCAGCATCTCTGGTCGAACGTCCACTATTGGCCGAAAGCAGACGGCCAAATAGCCAGCTTCTTGGCGTCGTTGTCACGGGACAGGTCCACAGATACTTTTAGCATTCACTCAATGCAAATCCGAAGTCGTCACTGGACACTTGAGCGGCTTCGTTAAGCCGCTGGCGTAGTGCAGCAGTCAGCTGTCGTTCGACTTCCCATGGATCCGACAGGGCGGCTAGCTGTGGTGCCAATTGTGGCGACAGACTCATCAGCGAATGATTGAGCGAACGTGCCGTTTCAAAAGCGGCTTTCCGCACAAAGCTGATTTCCACCAGTTCTCCCTGCGCTTTGCGAAACTCCATCTCAGCCATACGCGCCAGGTAATGCTCGCGATGCGCTCGTGCTTTCTGAAAGTCCGGGGTCTGCCCTTGCGCGGGATCAACGGGCGGGGGCGCAGCCATGTTAGTCGACTCGGATTGTGCAGCGACGTGGCTGTACACATCACGTTGAAGCCGCTCCTGTTGGTGGCGAGCAGCGACGGCAGTCTTGCTTGGGTCAGCGGTATCGCGGATCAATGCTTCGGTGGCCAGAACGTCGACCTGCTTGCCATTGGGAGACAGGACCAGTCGACCATTTTCCTTCAGCCAGGTGATGTAACTCGGTGACCGTCCGATGTGCGCAGCAAAGGCGCTCTTTGACAGGTACGTAGCTGTGCTCATAAGCCCTCCTTTTCAGCGGCTTTTCAATGAATCCTTTCAAGATTTCAGTGGATTGAAATTTCAGTAAGCTGGCGAGTCTCCCACTAACACGATCCCGCGGGTTTCCGACCCCGTGTCCTTTGGAAGTCCCCAGGGTCCCCGGCGGTTTTCTGCCCGGTCCGGTCAATCGACTCGGCATCCGAGTGCCATGCCCTGCCCCCATCCGCTTGGAAAGACGGACATCCCTGCGAAGGTTTCAGCTAGAGAGATTCCGCGAGTTCCGTAACCCGTGTAGGGGGTGGCCCTTGGGGAGGACCCTTAAAAATCGGCGCCCCACCCGGCCTGCCCGGTTCATGCCTTCGGCTCGGCCTCACTCAGGTCCAGCCGCTTGGCCACCCAGCGCTCGTACAAGCCGATGGCGACATCGGCGCCGGCCATCGCGGTCAGACAACCCAAGGCGCCCGCTGTCCAGATCGACAAGCCCGCGCCGAACAGCAACATCATCGCTGACACGCCGCACACGATGCAGGCACCGGACCGAAGTGCGAGGCGGCGCAGTAACGCCCAGCCTCGCGCCCCGTCCTTGTCGGCGCGCCACATCTCGCCAGACACACCGCCAACCAGGGACAGGGCAATCACCAACCAGATCGGCATGTCTGCCAGTGCCTGCTGCTCGTTCGTCATTTCCCTGCCCCTTAAACAAAAAGACCCGGCGCTATGGCCGGGTCAGGTGGTGGGTGGCCTGCCGCGCTTTGCGGTCGCACCCATCGAAGATGGCCCCTTTTTACAGGTCGATTCTGGTGGCAGCAAGACCGTTTTAATGCCATCCGGTGAATGTGTGGGTGACGCCCGGTGAACGGCTGGCGAATGTCGGTGAATATCTATCCCGGCTGTCTTTTGCTTTTCTGGCGTCCCATGCGTCCCACCTCTCTAAAACAAGGTGGGACGTCTGAAAGCCCCGTAGATGGGGGCTTTGCCCCATCGTCCTACTTTTATCTCTCTTTTCTCGTGTATAGAGAGAATATTTAAAAACACGCGTGCGCGTAAACACGCGCATTGATGCCCGCTACGCATACACGGGCGGGAGGCATGAAAAAGGTAGGACGGTGGGACAGCCCAACAACGACGGGGCCTGCGCCCGTCCCACCACCGCAAAAAGCAGTGGGACGGAGGCAGGCCGGTGGGACGGCGTGAGCCAGAGGGATGCCCACGATCAAGCCGCTTCCCCCAAGAGGAAGTGCTCAACCACGATGTGGGCGTCATGCAGGCGCTGGTAGTAGAGGTTGCGTGTGCAGCCACTCTCGGCCAGACGCGCAGTTAAGGGCGCATCAGGCTGGAAGTAATGCACCTGGACCACCGACATCAACTCGGGATCGAGGCGTTTCTTGACGATGCGCTCGATGTCCAGGGAGGCCTCCAGCGGCACCCTGCTCCCGCGCCTTCCGCGCACAAGCTGGCCACCGCTTTCCATCATCATGGCGACCATGTTGCCGCCCGAGTAACCGGCGGCGACCTCATCGCTATGCAGCTCCTGCGCCCATTGCTTGAGGGCCATATCGATTGCCTTAATCATCGAAGCACGGCTCCTCGAACTCAGGTTGTTCCAGCGCAGGCGCCCTGCCCCAACCCTCCGGTTTCTTGTACGCCCATGGCCGCTGACCGCTCTTGCTCAAAGCGCCCAGACGGAATCGTCGCCAGCCCAGTCGATGGAGGATTGCTCCCACACGCATCTGCTCGGGTTTGCCCCAATGACCGGGATCGAGCTTGAGCGCCTGACTCATCACCTCGCTGCCGGTGGTGGTCTCGCCGATCTGCGACTCTTCAAGCCAGGTAAGGATGGGCGTTTCCCATTCGTCCACCACGAAGCGTTCGTCCTGTTCCTCGCTGAACATCGGCGCTTCCTCTCGCGTTACCCACCAGAGATCGCCGGCCTCAAAACAGAACATCGCTTCGGCCCACAACTGGTCGCGGATCTCGCGCAGCAACGCCACGTCGACCTTGGTACAGGCCACCGGCCAGTAGCGTCGGTTGCCGGTGGCGTCCTTGAGGTATTCGTCCTGGTTGGTGGTACCGACGAAAACACACTGGCGTGGCACGTCCAACGTTCTGCGGCCATAGCTTTCGCGGTAGGTGTCGGTCGACGCCGAGAAGAACTGCTTGGCCTTGGTGCTCTCCGCCTTGTTGAAGCTGTCCAACTCGCCGAGCTCGACGATCCACTTGCCGCGGATCGCCTGGAAGCCGTCTTTGTCACCGAGGGCAAACGGCGTATCCATGAACCACTCGCCGCCGAGCACGCTCATGGCGGTCGACTTACCGGCGCCTTGTACACCTTCTAGGATCATCACCGAGTCTGCCTTGCAGCCGGGCTTCATCACCCGCGCCACGGCCGAGATCATCCAGCGCTTGCCGACCTTGGACGTATAGTCCGTTGTCTTCACGCCCATGACATCCGTCAGCCACCGCTCCAGGCGCGGCACACGATCCCATTCGAGTTTTCTCAGGTACTCGCGCACCGGGTGAAAGGCGTGGTCGTGTGCAACCACGCTGACAGCCTCGATCACGTGCGAGGACTTCACGCGCAGGTTGTACTGCTGCGCGAGCCACTTCATCACGCGCACGTCGTCGATGTCAGCCCACTCCCCGGTGCCACCGCCATAAGGCGCTGCACGCAGTTTGACGATCTTCGAGCTGAAGGCGCAGTAGCTGATCACCCCAGCCCAGCGTTCATCATGGGCGAGGATCAGTTCGACGTTCTGCATGTGCGCGATCAAAGCACCGCTCTCGCTGCGGGCGAGTTGATCTTTCCAGCCACCGGCAGCCGGAGGACGGACCACCGCGAGCACTTGTCGACGCACCGCGTCCAAACCTTCGGCGACGTGTAGGTCGTTGAAGTCAGTCCACTTGTCGTGACGCTCAATCGAAAAGATCGGCGAAACCACTTGGGCTCCGACGATGAGGGCGGCGTTGCTGGCCTTCTCCTCACCCGGGTTCCACGCATCGCCGTTGGGCTTGGTGGTCTTCCAGTCGTCATCGCGGCAGATGATCAGCGGGCAGCCGGCAAAGCGCTCGCGCATGACCTTGCACACGGCCAGCAGGTTGCCCGCATCGAAGGCCACCGCTACGGCAAGCGACGTCGCCATGTGCAGGCTGGCGCCGGTGGCGTAACCCTCACAGACCAGCACCGGTTCGCCCGGTACCGGATGCGGACCGAGCAGATGAAAGGTGCCCTCCTTTGCCATCCCGTAAGGCCAGTAGGATTTGTCGCGGCCGGTGTCTTCTTGCTTGTTCGGGAAGATCACCTGCAGGCCCATGATCTGATCACGAGCATTGTTCATCGGGACCAGTACCGCACCGGTGCGCGGCGCGTAACGCACCTTGATACCGACGATCTGCTTGCGGTCCAGGTATTCGCTGCGCCCGGTGGTCGGCATGCGCTCAAACAAACCCTGCGCCCTTTTCGCGGCCCGCCGCGCAGCGTTACTCGCGATTTCGGCGGCGCGGCGTTTGGCCTCCTCCTGGCGGGCGCGCATCACTTCGCGTTCTTCCGGCGACATGCGACCGGCCTTGACCTTGATCTTCTGCGTCTCGCCCGAACGCCAGTCACCGAAGGCTCCGAAGATCAGGGTGTCGCCCTTCTCCGTGCGCTGCTCGTGGACCACGTACCAGCCGTTCTTTTCCTTACCCTTGTCCTGCGATGTCTTGCAGCGGGTCAGCTTGCCGAACACCAGCGGTTGCGCTGGCTCCAGACCGTAATCGGCGAATTGGCCCAATACCTCATCGAGCATGCTGAATCCCCCGCTCAGAGAGGGATTGGCAACTGATGCATTGCGAGCAGCCCGGCTGAGCCAAACGACGGGTTTCCGGGATCGGGTCGTCGCAGGCTTCACAGAACAGCAAGGAATGGGCAGCGCTTTCGGCTTTGGCAGCGCTGCGCGCAGCCATGGCCTGATCGATTCGTTCCTGCACCAGATCGTTGGCGAAATCGGCGATGTCAGCCACGGTCAGCACCTCGCGTCGTCTGATTGACGTAGGTGGCGCGGTTGAACAAACCCAGCAGACCTTGAATACCCCGGAACACCTGCAAACGAATAGCGGCCAGTTCCTGATCAGTCACAACACCGTCGCCGATGCTCTTGGCCCAGGTCTCGGCCAGATCCGCGACTTGGCGGAAGTACTCGGCCATACCCGTGGTCAGGGTCTCAGGCATGTCGTTGGTGTAGGTGTCGGCCAGCTCCTGCCAGACCGTGTCACCGACCAGCGCATGCACCGCATCGAGAATGCGGCGATCCTTGGTCAGTTCGAGGATCTCGCCGAACTCCTGAATGTTGATGGAGTGGCTCGGATGAGTCGGCGACAGTTTGTGCTGCAGCGTGGTCGAGTTACGGCCAGTAGTGGCTGCGATGGCAGCAGCACCGCCTGGGTAGTCGCGAGCGGCGTGGTACAGCGCTAAATCGAGCGGCAGGATTTCCCGCTGCGCCCGTTCCAGAGAACTGAGAGCGATTCGGCTCATGGCATTAATCCTAAAAGTTGCCAGTGCCGCGCGACAGAAGTTGGTGATACATTTGCCGCGTGGTCTGGAGAGGCCCAAAGCCGGCTAGGTTCGTAAGACCAACACCGGCACCGTGCCGGGGCGAACAATCCGTTGTTCACCCCTGGCGCAACAGCTGCCAGCTCTGTGGTAAGAACGGCAGCAACACCAAGGCTTCCGAGCCTTGGAAACGCGATGAAGGTCGGCGGCATGTGGTGTGCTCGCCTGCTGACATCGCGACCCGACTGCATTGTGGTGATGCTATCGGGAGGAACTGGGCGACCCTTAGGTCGCCTTTTTTCTATGCAGCTTTCTGCGGTGCAGATTTCCCAAGCAGCCAATCGGCGTCGAATGGGTTTCCTTTTTCTCGAGCAGCGGCAGCAAGCAATTTCGCGTACTCCGTTTCACCTGTGTAATCGGTGCGTGGTAACGAAGCTGCTAGCCTCCACTTGTTGAGTGCTTGATAACTGCGTCCACACACACGTGCTGCTGCTCCAATACCGCCTACAGCCTCAAAAGCGAAGGCAATGGCATTAGGGAAATTCTGTGGTTTAAGCATGAATGCCTCCTTTCAACTGTCGGTTGATAATAATGTTCAACTGACAGATTAGCAATCATTATGTGACTATCAACCTATGATTGATAAAGAATCCGAAAGACTTATGTTTGCCGAGCGGCTTAATACTGCACTGGACGCCAATGGTGTTCGCCAGCGTGGGCGAGGGGCAGACATCATCAAACAGCTCAGCTCCAAGGGCGTGGCTAAGACCGCCCAAGCCGTCAGCAAATGGCTCAACGGGGCGGCTATTCCTGAAATCGATAGTTTGACGGCGCTATCCGCTTGGCTGGGCGTGCGCAGAGAGTGGCTTGAGCATGGGGTCATGCCAGTTTTTCCTCATGAAGCAGGTAATCAGCAAGTAGCGCAGGACGAGAACGTTATTGCCTTGACATCAAGCATGAACAAAGTGCCGCTGATTTCATGGGTTCAAGCTGGAGCTTGGTGCGAAATTGCCCCCACCGTCGAACTGCTCCATGCCGAACAGTGGGTGCCCTGCCCTGTGAATATCAGCAGATCAGGGTATGCCCTTCGCGTTGTTGGAGACTCAATGACAAATACCGGCCCAGGTCGCAGCTATCCTGAGGGATGCATCATTTTTGTCGACCCCGATCTCGCTGTGAACAACGGTGATCGAGTGATCGCTTCTTTGCCGAGTAGCAACGAAGCCACATTCAAGGTGCTCGTGAAGGATGCCGGAAAGCACTATTTGAAACCTATAAACCCGCAATATCCCATCATCGAAATGACGGATGAAATGCAAATTTGCGGAAAAATCGTTGGTTCATTCACTCCTGAGTGAATACACAACTCCACATTTTCACCTGATGGTTGTTGACTTAATTTAACCACTGGTTGATATTTGCCTCACTCTTTACCACAGAGCGAGGCAATACCTATGCGCACCACCGCAACCTTGCATGTCCATCCGGCATGCGTCAGCAATCGCAAACTGATCGAACAGCTGCAGCTCGCCACGGGCTGTCTGGTCGTCATTCATAACAGCAAACCCAAGCTTGTCGCCAAGACCTGCCAGCCCTCTCCTATCGATCCGAACGGTGGGGGGCACGCGGCATGAGCAAGTACAAGATCGACAACCGCACCCTGCAGTTGCTCAACGCCCAGGTCAACCTGACCGAGACCTTCAACCACGTCCTGCGCACAGCACCGAAGCGTGAATGCCTGGCATTCCGTCTCAAGGCTGAGCGCGGCGCAGTGGATAGCACTTTTGTCGTGGAACTTGGGAGCGAACGCCACACGCTGACCCTGCCAAACGACAAAAAAATGCACCTCAAACTGGCCGACTTCATTGAAGAGATCGCCAACGGTCCGTTCGACGCGAGCAACTCCAGCGACCTGGTGCATCTCCCGCATGCCGATCGTCAATACGGCCGCTTTGAAGCCCAGGACAAGCAGCGCGTGTTCGAGCTGGTGCACACCGGCGGCGTGCTGAGCCTCGATCTGGGTTTCGAATTTCCCTTGGACGTGGCGCTCCATCGCACCCATTCGCGCCGCGGCGTCACCGCCATCTTGAGCATCGGCAATAAGAGCCCGCATACGCGCTGCTTCACCTTGTACGACTCCGATTCCGAGATCTACGCAAAGGTCATTGAGTCGATTTACCACCTTGCTGCAGCAGCTACTCCAGCTGCGCATGCAGCATAGGAGGGCGATATGGAACGCACCCTCGCCCAAGCAGCCGCACAACTGGGTCTCACTCGTCCCAAACTGATCGCTCTCATGCGGGAAAAAGGTTTGCTCAAGGGAAACCTGCCGGCGGACCCGAAGCGCGACAAAGCCTACCTGCGGGTCAAGGACAGCCCTTGGTATGACGAGAAATACGGAATGCAGTACAGCCAGTCGACCCGCGTCATGCAAGCCGGCATCCACTGGTTAGCTGACCAGTTGGACATCGATCTACCCGCCATCCCGGCAGACCGCCGTGACGTGGCCTAGGGAATACGCGCGCCAGATCGTTGCCATGCGCACACGCGAGGAGCGCAATGCCGCGCTCCTCGAAGTACCTGAACATCTGCGCGAGCTCACGAGACGCCACTGCCTGAACGCCTGGAATCATCCGAAAAGGAAAAAGAATGATGAACAACGACCTTCTTGATTACCTCTTGAAATCTTTACTGATATTGCCTCATGCAGACCGGACACCTAAGAACGTAAGAAACGTACTCAATCTGGCTGCTGAAGCCGTAGGCGGCACCCCGCTAACGCCAGGCGAAGTCACAATCACTCCGAATCCAGCAGCGACGTTAATTCGGATTGAAGAAGTATCGAAGATCGTCGGATTAGCACGCTCAACTCTCTATAAGTTCTTAAGCGACCCCGACCATGACTTTCCTCGCCCCGTAAAGCTATCAGCAGCGAACGCAAAGGGCGCGCCCGTAGCTTGGGTACTGGCAGAAGTACAGCAATGGGCTCGTTCTCGGCTGGCATTTCGCTGTGAATATGAACCTCGAAAAGAGACAAGAGCATGACCGCCAATCAGAGCGAGTTGCGCCTCATCCCTGCGCCTGAAGCAGCCACCGTCGAACTACTGTACCGCATCTTCGGGGACGTCCTGATCCCGCTGGAAAAAGTACGTGAGCAGTACTTTCGCAACCTCAACGAACAGTCATTCGTGACGGAAATCAACAGCGGCCGGATCCAGCTTCCGATCACCACACTGGACACCAGCCGCAAGGCCCTGAAGTACGCGCACATCCGCCACGTCGCCTCGCTGATAGACATCCGCGCCTACAAGGCTGATGAAGATATGCAGCGACAGCAGTACGGCCAACGCCAAACAGCCCCCACACCACTGACGGCTGTCACCACCAGCCAACGACAACCCTAGGAGCACGCCACATGATGACCCCAATACAAATCGGTGCACTGATCATCCTGATAGTTCTGGCCGCCCTGCTGCTCTGGGGCGGTTACATCATAGGCCGCAGCGATGGCCTGGAGACCGGCCTGCGCGAGGGTGAAGACATCCAACGCGCCGCAAGCGTCAAAACCATCCGCGAGCTTCTGGCCTCCCTGCAATTCATCCGGGCCGATCACACTCGCTTGGCACAAACCTGCAAACGACTTGAAGCAGGCCCCCTCTTCGGCCAGGCCGAGCACCAGACGCTGGTCGCCATCGGCGAGTTGCTGCGGATCGCCGCCGAAACCTTCAGCGCCTTTCGTACCGGCAAGAAGCTCGAGCGTGATGCCCGATCTATGCGCGAACAGGCAATTGCAATGGCTGCGCAGCTGCAACCAGGAATCGAGGGCAGCAAAGTCGCACAGCAAGCGCACTCGAAGCGCTCTGTATTTCCTAGCAAGGAGGCAGCATGAACATTCAATTTCTTAGCCATGAGCAGGTCTGCGAGTTGACTGGAGCCAAAACTAAAGCCGGTCAGATTACTGTACTGAAGCGTAATGGCATTCGTCACACCATCAAGCGCAATGGCTGGCCTTGCGTGATTGCTTCCGCGCTGACAGGAGCAATTACAACCGCACCAGAAACGCCAACGTGGCAGCCGCGCCTGGTGGGATAAATGGGACGAAGACCAACAAAGCCGGGGAGCATTCCTCGGCTGCGCGAGAGAAAACGCGGCAACACCACCTATTACCTTTATGACACTGGCGGGAAACCACGCAAGGAAATCCCGCTAGGTACGGATTACGGCCTAGCCATACTAGAGTACGCAAAGCTCGAAAAAAGCCGCGTCTCTCAAGCCCTGACACAAACCGTACTTACCTTTGCTTACGTAGCCGAGCTTTATATGAAGGAGGTGGTTCCGACAAAAGCCCACGCCACCCAAAAGGACAACGCACGCGAACTGAAAAACCTTCTCCTGTTCTTCAACGACCCGCCCGCGCCTCTAGAAGCTATCGAACCGAAACATATCAGCCAGTACCTTCGTCATCGCGGTAAGACAGCACCCATTCGTGCGAATCGGGAGAAAGCGCTACTAAGCTCCATCTGGAACTTTGCTCGCGAGAATGGTTATACATCCTTGGCAAATCCTTGCTCAGGCGTGAAAGGCAATAAAGAAACCGGTCGCGACATATATGTTGAAGACGACGTACTTGCCAGAGCCTACCAGCATGCCGATCAGCCCTTGAGAGACGCTTTAGACCTGTTCTATCTAACAGGTCAGAGGGTCGCAGACACATTGAAGATGGATGAGCGAGACATAAAAGAAGGGAAGCTCTCCGTCCAGCAAGGAAAGACTGGGGCTAAACGAAGGATCGAGATCATTGGTGAGCTCAAAGTCGTAATCGATCGAATCATGGCACGAAAGGCTGGACACAAAATCAGATCAACACGTCTGGTAGTAATCGACTCTGGGCAGCCGATGACGACCAGCATGCTCAGGAAACGGTTCGATGACGCCAGGGAAGCAGCCGGGATCCCAAAAGCAGAATTTCAGATGCGCGACCTTAGAGCGAAAGCGGCGACAGATAAGGAGGAGTCAACAGGCAGCATCCGGGAAGCTCGGGACCAGCTCGGACATACAACCGTCGGGATGACAGAACAGTACATCCGAATGCGAAAGGGAATGAAGGTTACCCCTACGAAGTGA